ACTCATCGGACAACCTTCCGGGAATCAAAGGTGCAGGACTCAAGACAATCGCTAAGCGATTCCCTTACCTTGTCCGAGAAGATGAATACGAAGTCTCCGACATTATTAGGGATTGTGCGATGGTTGGAAAGAAACTTAAGATTCACGAGAACATTCAAAGCAACGAGAAGCTAATCAAAGACAACTATGCAATCATGCAATTGCAATTTCCAAACATCAGACCAATGAACCGAGAGATCATCAAGAACTCAATTAATGACTTTGAGCCAGAGTTTAATAAAATTAAATTCACACAAATGTTGTTCGCCGATGATGCCGGCCATCTCAACTTTAACGACCTACAGGTCGTCTTTCGAAGAATAAATAAGTAGAAATACTTGACAACTGAACCTAAACATGTTATATTTATATAACCGATAAAGTCTGGGAGGACAAATGAACGAATTTAATAAGAACGAAACCTTTACGCGTTTCGGAAAGAACTTTCAAGAAAGTTTATGCCAACTTATGTTGGAGGATCGACCATTCTTCGATCAAATTACAGAAGTGCTTGATATCACATTTTTCGAAAAGAAATACCTACAAATCTTCGCACAGACTTTAATCAACTATAGAGACAAATATAACACTCACCCAAATAACGAAGTCATGATGACTTTGTTGAGAACAGAATTGAATCATCACGATAAGGCTACGCAGAAAGATGTCCGTGAGTTCTATGCTCGCATCCATACGTCAGATGGTGTAGAAGAGTGTGACTTCATCAAGGACAAGTCTATCGACTTCTGCCGTAAACAAGTTCTCAAAGGAGCGATGTTACAATCAGCAAAGCTTCTTAAGTCATCATCATTCGAAGAGATTGAGAAGTTAATCAAGGATGCCCTTGTTTTGGGTACCGATAATAACTTCGGTCATGACTTTCGTAAAGATCTACTTAAACGCTTCGAGTCAGTAACTAGAGACCCTATCTCGACTGGCTGGTCTCGAATGGATGAGATTGTGAAAGGTGGCCTTGGCAAGTCTGAACTTGGTGTGGTTGTCGCCCCAACAGGCGCAGGAAAGTCAATGGTGCTCGTTCACTTGGCTACACAAGCATTGTTGCAAGGCAAGACAGTTGTTTACTACACCTTGGAACTTAAAGACACGGTTGTCGGTCAACGCTTTGATTGTTGCATAACTGACGTTCCACTACAAGAACACAGAGAAAGACAAAAAGAAATTGTAAACAAAGTAAAAGACCTTGAGGGCACTCTAATTATCAAAGAGTATCCAACCAAATCGGCTTCTGTTTCAACTCTCAAAAATCACATTGAGAAGTTACGGAAAAGAGGTATTGAGCCTGATATGATCTTGGTTGATTATGCTGATTTGTTACGTCCACCTCGAGCTACCGGTGAGAAGCGGCACGAACTAGAAGAGACCTATGAAGGTCTTCGTGGTCTTGCTCAATCTTACGAGATTCCTTGTTGGACCGCATCTCAAACGAACCGTGGAGGATTGAATGCTGAAGTTATTACAATGGAGTCAATCTCCGAAGCATTCAACAAGTGTTTTGTCGCAGACTTCATCTTCTCTCTATCGAGGACAGTTCAGGATAAGCAAGCTAATAAGGGCCGTTTATTTGTCGCCAAAAACCGTAATGGTCCAGATGGTCTTGTGTTTGACGCTTTCGTTGACTGGTCTGACGTTACAATCAAAATCCTTGACCGAGATGAATCAGCGGAGAAAATGCAATCTACGGCAGATGCGCTACAGATGCTTAAAGACAAATATGCAAAAGCAGGAAAATAACTAAAAAACAACAGGAGTCCCTAATGGATTTAGAAAAGAAAATTTTATCGGACATCACAGTCCATATGAAGTATGCAAGATACATGGAAGAAGAAAATAGACGTGAGAATTGGGATGAGTTGGTTACTCGGAACATGAACATGCACATTAAAAAGTTCCCAAGTCTCGAACAAGAGATTCGTGAGAACTACAAGTTCGTTTACGATAAGAAGGTTCTCCCCTCTATGCGCTCAATGCAGTTCGGAGGTAAGCCAATCGAGGTATCACCAAACCGCATCTTTAATTGCGCTTACACACCAGCAGATGATCCACGAGTATTCGGAGAGATCATGTTTTTGCTTCTTGGTGGAACTGGAGTTGGATATTCAGTCCAACGCCATCATATCGAAAGTCTCCCAGAGATCAGAAGACCATCGAGCAAGAGAACTCGCCGCTTCCTTATTGGAGACTCTATCGAAGGATGGGCTGATTCAGTAAAAGCCTTGATGATGTCTTACTTTAAAGGAACATCAAAATTACGTTTTGACTTCTCAGACATCCGTCCGAAAGGTGCGAGACTAGTTACATCCGGTGGCAAGGCACCCGGACCACAACCATTAAAAGAATGCTTAGTAAAAGTAGAGGGAATTTTAGATGCTAAAGAAAACGGTGAGAAACTCACCTCCATTGAGGTTCATGATATCATCTGCTACATTGCGGATGCAGTTTTGGCGGGGGGTATTCGTCGCGCCGCTCTCATTTCTTTATTCAGCGCTGACGACGAAGACATGCTTAGCGCAAAAGCCGGAGCTTGGTGGGAACTCAACCCACAACGAGGAAGAGCAAACAACTCTGTAGTTGTAATGCGACATCGCATTGACGAGCCGACCTTCATGAACTTGTGGAAACGAGTCGAAGAGTCTCGCTCAGGCGAACCTGGCTTCTACTTCTCTAACGATAAGGATTGGGGCTGCAACCCATGTTGCGAGATTGGCTTGAGACCAAATCAATTCTGCAACTTGGTCGAGATCAATGTTTCCGATGTGAATAGTCAAAGTGAATTAAATGCTCGCTCTCGTGCAGCATCGTTCATTGGAACACTTCAAGCATCATACACAGACTTTCATTATCTTCGTCCCGTATGGCAACGAACAACCGAGAGAGATGCTCTCATCGGCGTCTCAATGACTGGTATCGCATCTGGTGGTGTACTAGAACTAAACATGACTGAAGCCTCTCTTGAGGTATCAAAAATGAACCGTCAAGTCGCAATGCAAATCGGCATAAAGCAGGCCGCTCGCCAAACATGTGTAAAGCCAGCAGGAACAACTTCTCTCACTCTTGGCACGTCAAGCGGCATTCATGCTTGGCATAATGATTACTACATCAGACGCCTCAGAGTTGGAAAGAATGAAGCCATCTATTCTTATTTGCTTCAGAACCTGCCTGAATTGGTCGAAGACGACCGTTTCCGTCCACACGACACTGCTATCCTATCTGTGCCTCAAAAGGCTCCTGAAGGGGCAATAACGCGCCACGAAACAGCACTTGACTTGCTCGAGAGAGTAAAGAAAGTTTCTTGCGAATGGATCAAGTCTGGGCACAAGACTGGAAACAATACTCACAATGTTTCAGCAACTGTAACAATCAAAGACGACGAATGGGAAACTGTCGGAGAGTGGATGTGGAAAAATAGAAATGTTTACAATGGATTGAGCGTACTACCTCATTCCGACCACAGTTACGTGCAGGCGCCCTTCGAAGATTGCGATAAGGAAACTTACGAAAGAATGCTTCAATTGGTCAAAAACGTTGACCTGAACCTAGTTATAGAAGCAGAAGACGAAACCGACTTAAGTGGAGAAATCGCTTGTGGAGGAGGAGGATCTTGCGAAATTTTTTAACAGGAGAAATTTATGAGAGAAGAATTAGAAAACATTATTCGTAACTTGAAAGAAGTGATGGACGATCTAGATAAAATCAACGCAGGATCTTATGGATATAAGTCCGCAGCACCGAGAGCTAGAAAGACCCTCATGGAAGCCTCTAAGGAATTGCGTGATATTCGCACAACCATTCAAGAAACTAAAAAATCTCACGAAGAAAAGTAAAACTTTTTACTTGACAACTCAATCATAATGTGTTATATTATAAGCATGGACAATTATATTTGTTCACAATATAACACATTATGATTTTTTTTATTTGGAGGAAAATATGAATTTTGAACCACACAACCGACACCTTTGGATTTTACCAATTGAAGATGAGGAGGACAAAGAAGCTCCCTTGTTCGTGATGCCCGAACAGTATCAACCACCTAAGTCTCCCTATGTCGTAGGAGACGTAATTGGTATTGCCGATGATTGCATGATAGATCTGAGTCTTGGAGACACAGTTGTTGTAGACAGAACTACGATTCAGGAGATAAAACTGGATTCTGAAACTATTTACGTCGTTAAAGAGAATTATGTCTATGGGAGACTCAAAAAATGAAACTAACAACAAAAACACTGAAGGACTTGATCCTCGAAGCAGTGACGGAAGCTACTGCGAAATCCTTAGCCGACAGAATCAATGCACCAGACTATGGTGGTCGGGAAGACAGACAAGCAGAAGAGTTTGTAGTTATGTCTGCAGACCGTGGTGAAAAAACACCCGCTGAGAATATCGAAAGATATCGAGAACTTAAAGGTCTCGCAAAGGCAGCAGGCTACCCATTTTCAGAACTCCAAGGTAAGTGGGAAGAAACTGACGAAGAGACAGGTGAAAAGAGAGAGGTTATTGAGAATTCCCTAATTATCTACTCAGACGAACGACCAGATGTCCCTCGTTCTGAGGATTCTTCTCTATTCGATTTCGGAAAACAAATGTCCGCTAAATACGATCAAGAAGCCTTTATCTTTGGTGAGCTTTTCTCATCTAGATCTGGGAACAAGGTCCGAGCGATTCAAGCCTTTGATGCCGCTGGTGTAGTTCAAAACTGGGGCGGACCATGGAACTCTGTATCCCAAGTGGAGAAAGATTCTGAATTTTGGTCTAAAGTTCGCGGCGGTGGATCAGGAAAGCCATTTCAATTTACGGAAGATCTTGATGAAGAAGTACATCCAGCACCTAACTCAATGATGGAAGCTATGAAAACTTCTTACACTGCAAAATCAAAAGGAAGAAAGGTTAAGTTTGTCCGAGGCAAGAAGTGAAAGAAATAGAATTATACGGAGACGGCATTGGCAAGGTCTCTTACATCCAACATGTTGGAGATGATAAGATGATAGCCAATGCTGCCCGTGTGTCTTTTGGTCAAGACAATACAAAACCCCTCACAAAGAGAGATGGTGGTTTGATCAAGTATTTGATCGAACATAGACACACGTCTCCATTTGAGCACAACTCGATCACATTCATGTTCGAGGTTCCAATGTATGTAAGATCTCAACACATGAGACACAGAACATGGGCTTACAATGAGATCTCTCGTCGCTACACCGAAGTTGACTTAAGGTTCTATGAGCCGAAAGCATTCAGAACGCAACACGAAAGCAATCGTCAAGCATCTAATCTAGAGGGCTTGGTTGATCCAACTATCACACCTCGCTTTGCCGACACATATATCAAATCGTCAGATGCGATAGTTGCCTTTCACAAGCATTCACTAGATCTGTTTGATCACTTGATCGCTAAAGGAGTCTGCAGAGAACAGGCAAGAGGAGTACTTCCTCAAAACCTTTATGCCAAGTATTACGGAACAGTTAACTTGTCGAACCTGCTTAAGTTTATAGACCTACGCACACATGAAGGTGCACAGTGGGAAATACAACGGGTAGCAGAAGCATGTTTGAATATAGCAGAAGAAATATGGCCATATTCGGTCGGAGCTTATCGTGAATTGCGAAGGTCCTAAGTTCCTAGTCGGAGATCTTGTGATGTTCCGCCACGACTTCATGGGCGAAATGATTAGAGGCTTAGGGATTATCGTCTCTGAGCCTACATTAGTGTTTGTTCATGACTGGGATCGAAAATCGGGCTTTCCAAATGAATTTTGGTCATACAATGTTAAGGTCGATAATGAACTATTTAAGATGATACCAGAACAATTCCTCAGAGGTTTAAAAGAAGATGTACAAGATTAAAATTTTAAAAGAAAACAAATTAGTCAAAGCAATACAAGAGCTAGAAGCTCGTGTTGCAGAGCTAGAAGGTTAAACA